GAAGGGAACGGTTCTAGGTCCACATTTTGAGTTTCACCTATTTTACCATAGGCTGGAGATGCGGCTGTTATAACCTTGTAGTCCCTTAAATCTGCGAATTCTTTTAAATATTTGAATAATCCATTGTATAAAGTTTGCTTTTTAAAATCATAAAGTCTAATCTTTCCATCCCACATTCTATTCCTATACGCAGGCATAAATTTATAACCTGGTACAAAAAATTGGAAATGTTCGGATAGTTCACGTTCTATGCTTGGGTCACAACTGACATGCATAAAAGTTTCATTCATTTTAGATACTGTAATATTCACAATATTTCTTTTAATCTTCTAATAGTACTATTTATATCTGTGCAAAGATAATGATTTATGTACCACTCACAAAACATTTTAGCACGTATCGGTTGGTGCCAACTTAAATCACTAACTAAATATTCAAGTTGTGGTAGAGTTTGTAATCTAGCTGTAGCCCAATGATACTCAGGCCAGCCATAAGATATTAAAGGAACCTCATGCATTAAACATTCAATACCTGCTGTGCTGTTATCTACAATAGCCACTCTAGATTTTTTTAAATAATCATGTACTGATTCGAATCCAGTACGTACATCAAAATCAAACTTCTTCCATCTATTTAATAAACTCTTTTCCCATTTATCCTTTGGCTTATAACTCGGATGTAGTTTTATAATGAAATTTTCTCCTATTGATTTTAGTCTAAATGCAATATCGCTTATCTTATATAAATGATTTCCATATCCAAATCCCTTTACTGTTTCATCATCAGGCATTTGACCTATAATTAATATATGGTCATCAGGTATTTCTTTCTTTGGTTTACGCCATTTAAGTAATATTGAATCATCCCATTTATTTGTCTTGGCACATCTTAATTCTATAATGTGAGCCCAATCCATTTGTTCTATATCTTCGTTTAACACAGGTTCTTCATAAGCTAATGTAGATGCGTTAGCATATCCAATAGTATCTAAAGCAAAGTGGTTTGATGTTGGTGCGGTGGGTTTGAATATAATATTATTATCAGTATATACTTCTGATACGTGACAATGATTATAGATATTTAAATCTACTAAACCATGTATCGGATTTAACGATTCAGTATAACCTAAAAAATTTAAAGATTCTCTTATTATATCTTCAAATTTTGTAAAGTTATCGAAACGATATTGATGTATCTTATATTCCACTGGTAAATTTACGCCACTCAATCATGTTCTTAATGGTTTGATGTCTCCATTTTACATTGTCTAAAATTTCTTTGAGTGTATCGCATACCTCTTGCAGGTATATCATTTTGGATTGATGTTCTTGGATTACTGGGTCGGCATCATAGAATTTATCCATATCTCCTTTGAGTACAGTTAAACCATTCAAAGGGTCATAGTCCCAGCTTTTAGAATCCATTTCTTCTTGAGATAGTTTACCATTATAATGTTTCCACTTATCTCTTAAAAGCACTTTAAATTCCAATTCAGCTTTTTTAAGTTTCATTTTATTTACTGATAATATTTCTAAATATTTACCATGTAATTTAGCTGAATCTCTAGAAGACTCGTCCAAAGCCATTTCATCAATGACTGAGTCTTTTTTCCACATTTCTAATATCTGTTGTAAATCATTCATACTTATATATTATATCACAGTTTACGCAAAAAGTAAACTGTTTTATTCAAATTCAAAATTGGTATATGAGAAGTTTATATCTGTTGATAAGTAATTTACCTCTTGTGCTGTTGAAGTAAATTCTAAAGAACCTATAGCGGTTGGAAATATATCTTTGAATCTTATGGTTTTATTAACATTATTATGGGAAGTAAATACTAAAAGAGTTGCATCTTCTTTTAAATCTTCTACATCCTTTCCTTTGGAACTTGCAATACTATGCATCCAATTAAAAGTTTCTAAGTAATTATCAAAGTCTTCTGTAATTTGAGCTGTAATAGTTAAATCACCAAATGATAATCTTGTACCAGGTGCTGCGTAATCCACAGTATTATAAGGCAAAGGTTGCTCTTCTAAAGTAATCTGTGGTAGCGTAATTGTGGTTGCAAAATATTCTAGGTTTGGAAATCTTAAACTATTTATTTTAAGATGGAAACCTGTAGGACTTAAATAATTTTTGTTTGCAGTTAATGTTGCCATATAGTTATTTATAAAGAAAAAGGGGTTCGTTTGAACCCCTTTTAAAAAGAGTATTAACTCTGGCTTACACCATTATGTCATCAACTCTGAAGATTCTGAAGTATTGGTTGCTTCTGTCTGAACCGATAGAACCATCAATAGCTACGTAAGGGTTAGCAATCATGCCGTACCTTGTTTTGAATCCCATTCTTGGTTGGAAATCATTCTCACCCACTGCTTTAACCATTGTTAAAGGAACGTAAGGACAATAGAATAGTCCAGCGTCGTATGGATTTGAACCTCTATAACCAACACAAACGAAGTCAACTGTTGCATAAGGATCGATGTAAACTTTAACTCTACCATTTAGTAATCCTGCGAAAGTATTACCAGTATCGTCAACGTTTAAGTCAACTGAAAGAGCAGGTGTGTAGTCTAAAAGACCAGCAGCTGCTAAAGCTGAAGCTACGTCTGAAGAACAGATAATGAAATTACCTTTTCCTCTTCTTGTTTCTTTAGCGATAACATTACATTCTCTCTCAATCTGCATGATTAAGCCTTTAAATCTCTCAACCATCCATCTTCCGTCTGAGTCAGTGTTAACATCAAAAATACCACTTACAGCAGTAGATGTTTGTAAAGCACCGATTTTAGCAGTTTTAAGGATAGACCTTACAACTTCTCTGTTGATTTCAGCTAATATTTCAGCTGATAGGATGTTAGCCAATTCGCCTTCAGCGTCCAATCCATGAACTGCTTTAAGGTCTTGTGCTAATTCCATTGTGTACTCAGCTTTTAAAGCTCTTGACTTAGCTGTGACAGTAGCTTTCTCGATTGTGAAAGCCATTTCACCGAATGAACCATCTCCTGATTCACCAACACCTAGTCTTTCAGCAGCGGCTGTGGATAAACCAGAACCGAATGTTGAGACTGTGTCAGCTTCGTCAGCAATTGTTGCGTCAGTGTCTGCATCAGTTACGCCACTTAACCCTGTTGGGTCAGCTTGATGAGTACCAGTTCCTGAGAAATCTGTGTCAGCTTCATCAAAGAAAGCTTCACTACCAGATTGTGAACTGTATTTTGACTTCATTGCGAAGATTAAACCAGTTGGTCCACTCATAGGTTGGACACCGGCTACGTCGTACGCAATCAAGTTTGGCATTGCTCTTCTTACCAAAGAGATTAATACTGGGTCAAAAGTACCGATGTTATTCGGTGCTGAACCTGAACCAATATTGTTAGCAGCTGCAGCCTCAGAAATGAAATTTCCTTGTGCTTGAGCTCTCTCTTCTTGAAGGGCAACTTCCTGGTTTTCTAACAAGCGAGCTGTGACAGCTTTCTTGTATTTGTTTTGGATTGGGTCTACACCATCATGGTCTAGAACAGGACCCCATTTTTCCATTAAATTTGCGTCTGCATTAAACATTTTTTTCCCCTTTATTAAGAAATGTGTTTGTTAATAGCTTGAGTATATCTAGCCATTGATTCTGAAACTACTGATTCATCAGCATTATCTTCACCAAGTAGACTATCTACTTCGTCCACTGATTCGTTAACTTCACTTTTGAAGTATGAATCTCTGATAGTTTTTACTTTTGTTTCAAAAGTTTCGCTATCTTCGAATTCAACATCTTCTACTAATGATGCTAATTTCTCAGCTTCAGTTTCTGCAAGCCCTGAAGATTGTTCTCTTACAATCTCTTGTTTTCTGTAATCAGAAACTTCAGAGTGTAATTTAACGTTATCTTCTGTGGTTTTATTTAAAGTTTCTTCAAGTTCATTAACTTGTTCGTTGAGTTCATCAACTAAGTCAACTTTACCTTCAGGAACTTCGATATAATGTTCTTTGAACACTTGTTGAAGTGAAGTCATAAACTCTTCAGCAATCTCTGTACGTAAACCGTTAGATACTGCTAATTCGTTTTCTTTCATCCAATTTTCTACTACATAGTCTAAGTAAGCATTTACTTTTTCTACTAAGTCGTCATTGATTTCTTTTACTTCGTCTTCAAGATTTGAAGCATATTCAGACTCGAGTCTGTCTACTTCTTGTGTTAATTTTGAAGTTAACACTGCTTCGAAGATTGTTCCAGCCTTTTCTTTGAATCCATCGGATAATGTAGCCTCTTCGCTGATTAAGACATCTAAATCTTCATCAAAATCTGCTTGTTCAACTTTGGCTTTAACCACTTCACCATGCTTATCACCTGCGCCTGAAGCGACTGGTGCTTTTGCTGATTTTGGCTTAACCATGTTTTCTGCATCTTTAGATGACTTTAGAGAATCTTCTTCTTCAGCTTCGTCGACTTTAATCATCTTAGCGAAAAGCCTTTGGGCATCTTCTTTTTTAGCAGCTTTGAGCATATCTACAGCAGCTTGAATAGTCCCGGCTTTGGTTTTTGGAATGTTAACCTTTGGAGCCTCTTCCTTTTGGACTGACTCTTCGTGTTCTTCTTCCTCTTCACCTTTTTTCTTACCGTGAGACATTTCTTCAAGAGTCTCATCTTCAGAAACTTCTACAGTTTCCTCTACTTGACTCTCTTGAAGTTGGTCTTCTTCTACTGCGGGGCTCTCTGCTTCTTGATTTAAAATCTCTTCTGACATTTTATATTCCCCTATTATTTTGAGAGTTTATTTTAGAGAGGAAATTTTTAAAAGCTCGAATCTCTACTTCTGGCAGATGCTTCGATTTAGTGCTTTTTATTTCAGTCTCAATTAATTCAATATCTTGCGGTTGTAAGACGCCATTATCCCATACCCATTCAACACCTTCCATAACTCCATTTACAAATGCACTTGGAGCTGAAGGGTCTTGAACTATATCTATAGTTGATAACATAAAGTCATCTCCCACGTATTGTGCGCCTTTCTTTGATACAAGACTTCCCATACCACGACTTGATACACCAAGCTTAACACCACCATCGAGTAAACCTTCTACGATTTTACCCATTGGGGTTTTAAGAATTGATGCTTTTCCAACAACATCATTTCCCTGAAAATGCAGTGAATTGATTTTGTGTGAAACCTTATCCAGGTTTACAGTTGGTCCTTCCGGATGATTTAATTCTCCAACTGCTCTTCCTGTTTTAACTTGTTCGTCTATATACTTATTTACGGCTTTTTCCATAGTAGCCTTTTCGTATATACGACCATTTTTGTTCTTTGATTCAGATTGCATAAACACGCCTTCGATTGCATATTGTTTCTCGCCAGTTTTCTTATTGGCTTCAATCAATATATCGAGGTCGTGGTCTACAAACTCAGTTATTAATCTCATCTTGAGCTATTTCTCCTGGTTCTTCTACCGGAGCTGGCTCTACTTCAGGCTCAACTGGTTGTATACCAACCATTGTAGGTGCTAATTCTATTTTTTTAGCATCTATTACTGCCTTTAACTTTTCCGCCATAACGGAATCGTAGGCCTTTCCAGCGGCGACATTGTCACCATCTTTTAAATTTTTTACTAATTCTTCAACGCTCATTATATTTTACCTCGTTATTATTTATAAAAATTCTTATCTTAACTTAACCGAATCTTGGGTCATCTGGATCTGGCATATCCAGCTCTCCAGCTTTCTCCTCAGCATCGATTTGTTTGTTAATGTCTTCAATTTCTTCTTCACTGAATCGTAATACGTTCTTTCTTACCCATTCTTTGGATATGAAAGTACCCATATACTCATCGAGGGAACTCAACATTTCAAACCTTTCTCTAATCATTTCAGATTGTTTTAACTCTGAAAAATAGTTATCTTCAATATAATCAAATACTATACCATTTTTCCAGCTATTCCAATCATCTCTGGTAATAACACCCTTCAATAACAATTGAGTTTTAAGTAATTGCATGAATAAATCTGAGAATCTCTTCCTTAATCTATCAATAAATTTCTTAAATTTAATTTCATCTCTTGTTATCTCAGTTGTTCTACCAAGACTAAATTGAGCTTCTTGTTCTAATCTATTTAAAGGAACATTTAAAGCTCTGTATAGTTTCTTTTGGAAATATAAAATATCATCTATCTGACCTAAGTTTTCTCCACCAGGTAATGTTGATATTTCAGTACCTCTTCCACCTTCTCTTCTTGGTAGGAAAAAGTCTTCCAACATTGACATATGTTTTTTATCATCTTTGATATCACCAGTTTTGGCGTCATATACCAATTTATTTCTATACTGTTGCATTATACCACGTAAGTAATCTTCCGCTTTGCCTTTAGGTAAATTACCTACATCAATATAAAATATTCTTCTTTCTGGAGCTCTTGATATTCTATAAATTACCAATGAGTCTTCCATCATTCTTAATTGATTTACAGGCTTTAAAGCCTTTTGTAAATATGAAAGTATTCTTTTTCTTTGTGGGTCCATTACACCTGATGTACAGTATGCAATTGCATCAGGATATATCTTTAATCCCTGATTGTATTTACCCATTTGATTGTCTTGATACATAAAGTATTCTTCTACTCTTTTAACAATCTTTGCACCAGTTTTTTGATCTGTTTCTTCTTCTACTTCTTTTACTTTTCTTAATTTAGTTGGGTCAATATATCTTAATTCCTTTATTCCACCCTTTTGATTATCTCTATCGATAATAATGTGATAAGGTAATCTTCCATCGATATACCATCTTCTAAATATGTCATGAGCGTATTGTCCAAAGTTTAACATACTTAATATGCTATCAAACTCATGTCTAATCATTTCTTTTATTTTATCTGATATATCAAGTTCATCTAACTTGATATTTATTGGAGCTTCATCATGGTCTCCCACAATAGCTTCATTTACTATATCTTCAATAGCGGCATCACATTCTGGTTGAGATGCGATGTCTCTATATTTGAGCATCATATCAATGTCGGTCTTGGCTTTATCGCCATCTACATCTAAATATGCTCCAAAGTGTCCACCCGCTTGGATAACACCTGCGCCATCCTCATCCGTTTTAGTAACGAAGGAAGGTCTTTCAGGTTTTCTATCTTTTTTACGAGTAATCTCGAATCCAAACATCGAGATTCCATTATTTTTATTATCTTCTGCCATTATATCCTTAAAATTAGGGGGAGGTTGCCCTCCCCATAATAGTATTTATACTTACGAAGTGGTATCGGATTCCCAATACTGTACAGCCCATGTACATTCAAACTCTTCAATTCCTTCAGATTCATATCCTACTGGAATGGAAGCGACTGTTTTTGGCCAACAACCTCTAAAGTCATATCTCTTTAAAACAGAACCATCTCTGTCTAATTGTTCTATAACCATGTCAGCAAAATAATCATTTGTATTTGTAAACCCAGTATTTGCACTGTGTTCGTTAATACCATTTGACCATTTTTCAATATCATTTCTGATTCTGAAATCAGTATCATTAATGATTGTAGTTGTCCAGTCACTGAAAGTTCTTGAACCTGCCATCTTTAATATTCTACCTCTGAAAGGAACTGGTAGTTCTTCCAATGTTGAATCAGGCAATTGTGATGCCTTAATTAAAAATGATGTTAGCTCAACGTCGCCACCAACAAATGATGGATAGTTTACAGTAGCTTTGTATCT